GTTGAACATTATCAGTTTATACTCAAAGCTTGTATTCAAAAAGACAGAGGTATGTCTATTCCAGATTGCCCAGTTGGATGTGATTTTGATATTGGAGATGATTATTCCTTTGGAAAGTTTGAAAAGAAGTATGAAACTCTCTGATATACAGTTTCCAATCTATGTTGTGCATACTGATGAAGTTGTACGACAGGATGGGATACTCTGGTGTGAGGGTGCTGTTATTGATGATAGAAATACAGTAGGAAGTTCACTAGGAGAAAGAAGATTAAAAACACCAATGAAGAATCTTTATGATCTTAAGTATCAAATTGATGATTTTGGTGGACTAATAAAACATAGAGGAAGATTCTATGTAGATTCAAATGGAAAGTTTTTCATTTATGAAAAAAGTAAAAGTGCAAAATTGAAGTATCACTTAATAGGAAAGTTAGAACATAAAGATGTTGCTACTCTTATGTGGATTCAAGGTATACCTTTTCCCTTTGAATTACCAAGACCGCCTGTAATGACTATGCGTTATGCAGGTATTTTATATATAAACAATAAACCCTCTTTTGTATATGATTTTTCAGAAACTCTAAAGAAAGATAGCTGGAGAAAAGTATAATAAAAGCGGTTTATGCAGTACCTTTTTGGTACTTTAATAGGAATTAAAATGGCAAATCATGTATACAATTACATAACAGTAAGTGGATCCAATGCAGTAGTAGATCAATTTGCAGAGATTGGACAAAATTTTACTGTTCAAAGAGAAATAAAAGACTGGGAAGGTAATCCCATGCAAATTAAAGAGTTCAAAGCTATAGAAGAACTAGACTTTATGCCAGAGTATGACGAAGAAGATAGTTATAATTGGTATTGTAGCAATGTTGGAGCAAAGTGGTGTCACATTGAAGAGTGGGAAGGCGATTATATGAATCTCTGTTCTGCTTGGAGTGCATGTACAGAGTTCACAGAGAGTCTAACTATGCATCTAGCAAAAACTGATCCAAATGTTCAAGTGCGTCATCAATACGAAGACGAATTTCGTAATTTTATCGGAGTAGCAGTCTTTGAAGGAATTGATGCAGCAGATATATTATTCGAAGAAATGGATGATGGAGATTTAACTCATCTTTTTAAAGAACAGTATCCAGAGTTTGATCTTGATGTAGAGGACTGGACAGACGAAATCTATGAAGCATATGACGATTTTATCTACAACTGGTTTGAAAATCAGACTGTTTAATGAAAGCAGTTCTTTCCAATCGCATTTATTTAGAGTGCACGAACGAATATCAGTCATTTCTCGATGAAGAACTAACATATTCGATACCACCAAGGAGACCAACTGATCCGCCTATCATCATAAAGAATATGGGCGTAATAAGATCAGGTTTGGTTTCCATACCGATTGGAAGAACGGATCTTATACCAGAGGATTACGAAATAAAGGATAAGCGGAATGATATACCAATCAAACCTTTTGACTTTAAGTTCACTTTACGAGACTCTCAACAGTCCGTATATGACGAAGTTCAAGACAGTTGTATAATCAACGCTTGGGTAAGCTGGGGTAAGACTTTTACTGCGTTAGCAATCGCAAATAAATTGCAACAAAAGACACTCATTGTTACTCATACATTAGCGTTGAGAGGACAGTGGGAAAAAGAAGTACAAAAAGTCTTCGGGGTCACGGCGGGTGTGATTGGCTCAGGGAAGTTTGACATGGATAAGGAAATTGTCGTTGGAAATGTACAAACTTTATACCGAAATATCGACAAAATCGTAGGAGAGTTCGGTACAATTATATTGGATGAGATGCACCATGTATCCTCACCTACATTTACACGAATTGTGGACGCTTCGAAGGCACGCTACAAAATAGGATTGACTGGAACAATGCAGAGAAAGGATGGAAGACATGTAGTCTTTCGTGATTACTTTTCAAATACTGTATTTAAACCACCCAAGGAGAACTATCTTACTCCACGAGTTGACATAATACACTCGGGAATTCGCTTTATGGATGGCAATGTTGATTGGGCAAATCGAATCAACGCACTTGCGTATGATTGGGAATACCAAAATACAATGGCAATGCTTGCAGCGAGTTATGCGGCAAAAGGGCACAAGGTTCTTCTCGTAAGTGACCGAGTAGACTTTCTAAAAGCTTGTGCACGACTTGTGGGAGATAACGCAATCTGCGTAACAGGAGATGTTCCTCACGAAGAGCGAGGCAAATTAATACAAGGTATCTTTACTGAGAAAGATATACTGTTTGGAACACAAAGTATATTTTCAGAGGGTATTAGTGTTGATTGCCTAAGTTGTCTTATTTTGGGAACACCCGTAAACAATGAGCCTTTGCTCACACAGTTAATCGGGCGTGTTATAAGAATGAATGAGGGAAAGCTGCAACCTGTTATAGTAGATATCAATCTAGAAGGTCGTACAGCTAGAAAGCAGGCATCTGCGAGAAGGGGATACTACATGCGACAAGGGTATGAAGTATCAGATATATAGGAGTGAAAAATAGTACTTGACACGAGGTCAAGAATTTGTTATAATATGTTATTCTATAATTGGGAAAAAGTAAAAAAGGAAAGCAATGGGAGTGTCAAAGATATTATGACAATCCTACATATACTTACCTATAAACTACCACCAGTGAATAGACATGATAGAATATACAAGTTTTGGACTAAAAGTTTTCATGGACATAGTTTCCTAGTAAACCCCGAGGCATTATTCATTCAGCGTAGGAGATATTCAGATGCAGAGATTGTGCAGTATGCAGGTATCGCATCATTGCGTAATTATTTTGAATATCAAAAAACAAAAGATACCAGATTAGACCTCCTCCACTTTACAGGGGATGAGGACAGTATTAAAAACAATAGATTACTACGAATAGAGGGATATTATATACACTTTCTATTTGAAGAAATCACATTAAAGGAACTAAAATGGCAATAAAATTTAATCAAGCTAAGGGCGAAGCCCAAAAGAATAAAATCGACAGTTATCAATATGTCGAAGGCGACAACATGGTAAGAATGGTTGGGGATATGCTTCCTCGCTATGTTTACTGGTTGAAAGGCGAAAACGGTAAGAATTTACCATTCGAGTGTCTATCATTCGATAGAGACGCAGAAGCATTTACCAATGTAGAAAAAGACTGGGTAAGAGAATATCATCCAGAATTAAAATGCGGTTGGGCATATGCAATTCAATGTATCCACGATGGAAAAGTCAAAGTACTAAACTTAAAGAAAAAACTACTCGAGCAGATCATGGTAGCAGCAGAAGATCTTGGTGATCCAACTGACCCTGAGACTGGCTGGGATGTGTTCTTTAAAAGAGTTAAGACAGGACCAATGGCTTATAATGTTGAATATCAACTACAAGCTCTTAAGTGCAAACCTAGAGCTTTAACAGAAGATGAGCAAGCATTAATTGCTGATCTTAAGTCAATGGACGAAGTACTTACTCGACCAACACCAGATGCACAAAAAGAACTTCTCGATAGATTAAGAGAAGGAGCATCAAACGAACCTGATGAAACAGTCACAGACGAGTTTGATATCAAATAGGAGAAAATTATGTTAACAGTAGGTGATAAATTCCCCGACTTACACATGAAAGGTGTAAATGAAGAAAACGAAATTATTGATGTAGATGTGGTACTGCCCGAATGGACAGTAGTGTACTTCTACCCAAAAGATTTTACTTTCATTTGCCCGACAGAGATTTCAGCAATGGATGAATTAAGTACTCATTGTGATGTTATCGGTGTAAGTGGAGACAACGAATTTTGTAAACTTGCATGGAAAAATGACAATTCTCTTATTCGAGACATTGATCATATTCTTGCAGCAGACTGCGGTCTTCGACTTTCAAGAGAACTAGGAATAGTTAACGAGGAAGAGGGAGTATGTTATCGAGCAACTTTCATAATTGATCCCGAAGGAACAATTCAACATGTATCAGTAAATGCGTTAGATACAGGAAGAAACGCACTTGAAGTTTTACGAACACTACAAGCCTTACAGGCTGGTGGTCTTACAGGATGTTCTTGGACACTCGGGGATGAATTCGTAGGATGAAAAAAGAAATCTTTATCTTTCTAGTATGTTTTGGTGGAACTATAGCTGTTGCTTATGATAACCTTGAATATAAAGGTGGGTCTAGAAACAGTGCTTGCTATGGCGAGTGCTATGAGCAATATGTAAAAACATATGGTACTACTGTAGAAATAGAAAGAAATAAACAATTATTGGCACAAGCTGATGAATTTAGTAGCATTAGAAGTTTATGGGCAGGCTGTGCAGCCTGTCACGGACAAGAAGGTGAGGGCGGCATTGGTCCGACCTTGGCAGGACAGTCCGAAACAGATATTAGTACTAAATTAACCACATATAA